CTCGGTTCCTAACTGGAGAGGGTCGAAACGGTCGGGGCCATATGCCAGCGTCCCTCATTGCCCTGATCCCACGGGGCCGTCTCTCAAGCTCGTAACCGTACGAGACTGCGAGAGCGAGGCCCGCACGCACTTTACGAGAAGCGAGCAATTTCGTTCCGCCGTAGCCGAAACCGCCTGCCTCCGTTGGGAGACAGAGCCTCGGGTCCTTACGGATCCAGGGCCAGCGCGTAACGGCCACGCGCCTTTCACGGCGCGAGAAGAAATTGCTCGCCAACTCGTCCGCGGCTGGTGGGCAACCACCAGTCTTGGCAATTGTCGGCGTGCGGATCAGGGTCATCCCTCTATCGGTCTTCGAACAGATGGTCTCGCAGAACGTGAACCTTCCCTCCGAGATGTACGTCTTGGAGGTATTGAGTCGACCGCCTATTCCACTCAAGGCGGCGTCGTACTCCTGAAGGGAAAGTTCGAGAGTCCGTCTGTCTCGCTCGGCCCCGTATGCGTCGTCCCCACGAACCCGGGAACGACTGAAAGCGGTCGAGAGCCAAGCGGAGATCCAAGAGAGGGCAATGAAGGACATCGGCGTGCCCATCGGACTACCTCGATTCGCGACGAACTCCTTGCCTTCTGGGGTAACCCAGACGTGACGAGGTTCGATCCCGAGACTGCCCAAGGCGAGTGGCAAATCGCCCCGCCTTATCAGCCCGGCAGTGACCAGAGCCTCGATCACAACCTTCAAAGCGTCGTGGTGGAAGGTATCCGTGGCGGATGTCATGTCGACGGACGCGTACCAGTCCGTTGTTCGACATCCGGTCATGACGGTACCGGAGCTTACGGAAACGTCCAAGTCCTTGGACGGAAGGAGATTGCAACTCCTCCTAACCCAATCGCCTTCCACGAAGGTGAGTGCGGAAGGCACGCCGATCGGGCGGAGCTTGAAGCCCTCACTTTCCAGGACTGTCAAGCGGCAGCGTCTGACGCCGCCGAGTTTCCGAAGCTCCAGGATACCGAGTGCACGGTACCCTTCCACCCTTGTCAAAGCGTCGGACGCCGTTACGGCTGCGCGAGCGCAGTGGAGGCACTTCCGCCCAAGAGAGTCCTGACCGTAAGGTCCATACTCTTCGACAAGGTCAGCTGGGATTGGTATGAGTGGGCCTCGGCCCACGGAACCACCTCGAGACCAGCCTGGAAGTGCCGCTTGAACGGCTTGCCGACCAACGCTAAGAAGGTAGGCATTCAACCCTCCCTTACTAGCTGGCATCTCGAAACAGCCAGCTGCGGTAGAAGGGAGGTTGAACGGAGTTCTGACCTTCCCCCTCGCGTTCGAAAGAACGTAGTGGCGAAGGTCCGCGAGAAGAGGGTCCGGTGTTTGGCCTCCACTTGTCAGTTGTCGGGTCAAATTCTCAGCTGCCGCCTTAACCCTCTTCCGAGGAGGCTTGGGCAGGGCCCTAGAGCCCCGCGAGAATGCGAACCCGTCAACATACGACAGCCGTGCTGCCTCGCAGAATGCATGAACCACCTTGCGTGGGATCATGCAGTCAAGACTCGGCTCGGAACCGAGCGAGGCTGCGCGAACGGCCGTAAAGAGCTTCTTGAGTTCCATAGTGGCGAAAAGCCATCCGTCCTTGCGGCGGATAGACTTCTTGAACCACTTGTGAAGGAACCAGGATGCTCTCTTGGAGGACCAACCAGCGATGACCAAGGACGACCAGACCGCGGACCACGCGATCTGGGAAGGAGACTTGCGTCTGCCATGGGATCGGGCCTTAAGGGGCTTTCGCGCCTTAAGATCCTTTTCCACCAAGCGGACCTCCAGGAGGTGTGGTAAACGCCTCCTGGTATCCTGCCAAAGGTG